GGTCACAGTCTTTAGACTTCTTATCCCAAGGAGAAAATCGCTTAGATTTCCTAACACTATGTATATAATATTGATACTGAAGGTCGTTATCTAAATGTGCTGATGCATTCATATAATTAGCAAGCATTACTGTGTCTACAAATCCACTGAGACACTTGTTAATTACATAAGCAGGGTACTTCTTCATTGCCCTCTCATCCTCAGACATATCCATTGTCTTAAGGTTGATACTATTGAGGTAATCCTTTAAAGGATATTCATGTTTAGATGTCATAGGAGTAGCACCTCTTAGAAGCAATTCTTTCATCAACAGAGAAGGTTTGGACAAAGAAAACTTGTGTTAACCTGTCTTCTCCCTCTTGGTATCGACTTGTATGTCCATGCCATTCCATAGCATCATACACGATACATCTATTATACACGTTTTTAATCTCTACGCTAGTTTTAAACTGTGCATTGTGTGCTTCATATGACTGATTCTCTTCAAACTCATCTGGTACTAATTTATAAAGAGAGGTACCACTCCCATCATCAGGGTTAGGATTAAGGTATACCACGCCAGCACAGAAACAACCAGTGTCATTATGAATTAAACCTCTATCAAATGGACTACCTTTATCTATAGGTGGTATCTTTTGAAACTGAGTGAGAATTGTGCCAGTAAATCCAGTAGTAACATCCGTCATGAGGGATAGAAACTTCAGACTCATCTGCTCAAACATTCCTTGGTCTAGTTCATTAAGAGGTTTAGTCCTAGATCCAGGGTAATGACCCTTAACATCGTAGTCTAAACTCAATGCATACTCCCTAATCTTATCAGGGTCTTTATAGAAATTGTCAAACATTATGAGTGGTACATTCATGACACCACCCTTAACCCCACACTCTTGTGTTAGATTATCATGTCCCATATAATGCTTCCAAAGGAGTGCGATTAATATCGTAGTTACATACAAGTAACTCCTTCTTCATTTTATTATCTGGCCTATGCTTCATACCATAGGTAATTTTAAATTCTTCTTGATGGAAGTTACTATACGCTTCCTTTAAGGTATCAGAGTTATTGTAAGTTACAAACCAATCATGTTTGCAATCCTCACATGCCTTAACAAACTCCTCATGGTTGAATGACTTATGCAATTCAGCATTACTACCATAGAGATACACACCAATCTGATATGGTGGGTCTAGGTAGATGAATGTGCCATCACCAGGAGCACTCATCACCTCAGAGTAATCAAGGTTAGTAATCTTCCAGTCTTGAATCAGACTAGAGATAAACTTAAGACCTGATGCTCCACGAGTAGTAAAATTCTGACGTGATGCAGTAGCACTGAAGGAACTATTCTCTGTCAGTCCAGAGTAACTACACTTATTCAGAATCCAGAAGAGACATGCTCTCTCGAAATCATCTTCCTCTGTCTTAATATTCTCCTTAGATGCCTTAAACAACTCCTTGGCCTTATCCTCTGAGCTATGGTCTATCTTATACTCACGCAATGCCTCACTCAGGTCATCACCTCTCTTCTGTAGTTGCACCCAGAAGTTATAGAGGTAAGTATACTTGTCATTAATCCACACAGGTACATCAGGATACTTCTGAGTGAATAGAAGTGCTACCGAAGCACCACCCACGAATGGTTCACGATACTCTTTAATATCATTAGGGAAACGTGGAATAAAATCTTTTGCTACCCTTGATTTTCCACCAGGATAACGGAGTGGTGTCTTCAAATACTTCATAATACTTCTAAGTTAAGTTGTGGCATGCCATGTGGACCTTGATTAATCTTTCCAGAAGGAAATGCATTGAAACTAATAGTCCATCTATCAAAATCCTCTAGTTGTCTACCAGAGAAATGTTTCAACCAACTGGGAAACAATATAAGTTTACCAGGATTGGCTTCATACTTTTCATTGATGCCTAGATTCCATCCATCCATCTTCATCTTATCATCTTCCCAGATATCCAAGACATTATATGTCCTAGGAATACATGGGTCATCAAAGATTGTAGGAGCACCATCAGTAATGTAGTATACAGCACTGAGATATGCCATAGGATGACGGTGTAATGGATGTCCCCATCCAGTCCGTGCAGGTGCGTGATTGAACCATGATAGACTAATGTCTAACTTTTCGCAATCAAGTTTAAACTTCTCGACATATTGGTCGAGACAGTCCTCAAAGAATAACATGATGCGATCTACACAATCATGCATCCTTTCTTTGTGTAGCGTAGGTTTGGATGTGATAACACCCTCAGGAAAATTATCCTGACCAGCAGGGAAACCCCTAGCCCACTCAGTAAATTCCTTTACCCACTCAGGAGAGTGACCGATGTCGGTATACTCCATGATTTTAACAGGGAAATAATGTAGTTCTTTCTCTTCAATCATTTTTAGTAATCCACCGAGGTAAATAAAATATCAACCAGGCGAGTGTCCAGAAGGTTGCTAATACCATTATATGTAAAACTCTATGAGAGTTGACTATTAGTCCACAAGTTACTAATGATATCCATAACCAATCTAAAGTGCCATGCAGTCTCCACCACAACTTATCACCTAACTTCTTCATCACCTTATCTCTAAGTCTAGCAAAGAATGGTGATACATGTCGCATCATCACAAATCCCTCATTAAAAAACATGAGGGTGAATCCAATCCAAAAAATCATTTTTTATAATCCTTCAAGGGTAATGGACCTAAGATGTCCCAACCACGTACCTTTGGTATGTTAACCATAGGTCGTTGCCAACCACCCATATTAACATCACCTTGTGGGAATGTATTAAATGCAATAGAAAATCTATCAACAGGATCTACATTCTCTATACTAGCATGGACTAACCAACTAGGAAAAATAATAAGTCCTCCAGGTCCTCCATGATAGAAGAATCTACAATCGGATCCAGGTCCTCCGTCAAGATGTAATGATGACCACTCTCTCTTATCCACAGGGTCTAAGAAAATAGTAGGAGCACCTTCAGTCATGTAGTAGATACCACTAAGGTAAGACATTGGGTGTCTGTGAGCGTCATGATGGTGACCTGAACCACCTCTTGACTGATTACACCACGCTTTATTAACTATTATTCTATCACAACACCAGCCATTGTCAAAGTGTAGTGTGTCCACACACTGTTGAAACCAACGCATGATGTCTCTAAACTCAGGTAGTGTTTGAATATCATCAGTAGTACCAACACCACCACGTCCATTTGCATCGAGATTATAATTCCTATAATCTACATTCTGTGCTGCCTCCAGAGTCTTATTATTCAACTCAGGTTCTGCCTTAAAGGAGAAGCATCTGATAGGAAATAAATTCTCAGTAGTATACCTCTGTCTCATAATACATCTATATTCGCAATGCCTTGATTAATCTTTCCATATGGAAGAGCATTAAAGCTTATACTATATCTATCTATATCGGCCACACATGTGTCGTGAACCAACCATGAAGGGAAGATGATAAGTTTACCCTGCTTTGCATCCGATTGATAGACTTGAGGTCCATTGTCATCTACTGCACCATCAGGTGCGATGATAGGTAGGGTATGTATATCCCACTGACCTAATGCCCTCTGCATAAGAGGGTCATAAAATACTGTAGGAGCACCACCTGTAAGATAATATACTGCTGACCAATATGAATTAGCATGTCTGTGTGCTTCTTGTTGAGTACCAGGTCTATAATGGTTAGCCCACATAGATGATATCTTAAACCCACCACAGTCATAATTTTTCTGCCTATGTAAATCAGTTAGACACTCATTAAACCACCGTGTCAATGAATCAAACATAGGCATCTTATGCAGGTCAGGTCCTGCATTACGTACACCTGACCCTCTTTCTTTCCAAACCAACTGATTACATGTATGCACCCAATCATGCAACCATGAATCATTCCATTCATATATTTCTATAGGATATATCTTCTTAACTTTCATATTTCTCTTTCCATTCAGCATACATGCGTCCATAGACCATGCCTTCATGGGATTTCAATGGGGATCCTTCTAGGATTTCCCTCTCACGTTTGTTGATAACGTTGTATGCATCAGAGAGGTAATCATTTTCCCAATTTTCAATCATTTCTTTACTTGGATTCATTTGAATTCACACCTCATCATTAACTCTGTCATGAATGCAACCATATTAATCTCTTGGTCAACTACAAATGCAGATTTGTATTGATACTCAGATATAATAATGACTGCTTCGGGAATAGATCCTGCGTTAAGATAGTTATAAAGATTATCATACAACTTACGCATGATAACTTTAGGTTCGTTATCCATATTCTGAGCAACCCACTTCTTCATGTTGGTAAACTCTTTCTTCCTAAGATAACCTACTACCTTTTCAATACTAAAATCATTTGATGACCCTAGAATACCTGCATCAATCTTACCAGTTGCAGCATACCTTTGTAACTCATTAAGAGTCCTTCTAAAGTCTGGGAAGTGCTTCATTACAACTTCGGCCACAACCTTATCCTCGTAGGAAATCATTTCCATCTCAAGGATAACCTTAACTGCTTTAAAGAATTGCTCCGCTAGTGCTTTCTTCTCTGCTCCTTTGACCGAAAAATCGACCACTGAGCACCTACTATGGAGGGGTTCTATGACCTTATTTTTATAATTACACGTGAATATGAACCTGCAATTCTTCTGGAATTCCTCGATGGATGCTCTAAGTAATAGTTGTACGTCGGGGGTGGTATTATCTGCTTCATCAATAATGATAACCTTGTGACGAGCCCCAGATGTAAGAGAAACAGTACTAGCAAAGGTCTTTGCCTGATTGCGTACAGTGTCCAGGAATCTACCTTCATCAGACCCATTAATGACATAGAAATCTGCTCCTAATTCTTTACATAATGCTTTAGCAATCGTAGTTTTACCCACACCTGCCGACCCTGACAGTAAAAGATTAGGACATTCACCTTGGTCAATGAATCCTTGAAACAATTTCTTCGTATGCTCAGGGAGAATGCACTCCGCTACTGTCTGTGGTCGATACTTTTCTACCCAGAGAAACAGTTTATCCATAATCAGTGTTAATAATAATGCGGTTGGGATGTTCCTTAGGTGAGTGCCCTGTATGTAGGTGACTACCTTGGAATACTAGGAGTCTGTTTGCTTTAGGTTTAATCCTTGCCATCTCAGTAAAAGTTCCTAACCCTTGTTGGTCACCTTGCTCATTGAAGAGAATAGTATCACCATCAGAGTCATTAACATAATAGATAGATGCCATGTGTGGGTGCTCAAAGTCTACATGTGGATGATGGACAATCCCATTAGGATTATACATGGTCATGTCTGCTCTGCATCTAATACGTGCATTACTGCACCCAATTAAATCTTGAATCTGGAATACCAGTGGCATGATTAGAGAGGTAGCAGGATTGGGTTGAATTTGTACATCATCCCTAATAAAATTATGACTAAATCCTTGCTTACCTAACTCAGGATCTGCCAGAGCTCCTCTGCTGATATCCGCTTGATAAAACCACTCCATCTCATTACCACCAAGATAGTTTAAGAGTTCTCGGTGGTAACTAGGAGTTAGAAAATCGTCCTTAAGGCTCCAAGGCAATGTAGTAAGAGAGGTCATTATGAGTCAATGAAATAAACGCTGCAATATTCTTCTTACTTATTGTAACATGGTAACTACCATCACTTAGTTTCAAGTTTTCAACTTTGAAACAATAGCAGAAGTTACGACGCTCATCATTCATCTCCGAAGGTCTTTCAAACGTGACTTTCTTCAGTGGTAGTGAGAAGACATTAGAAGTATCATTCTTCTTGTCCTTAACACATACACTATACTCACCTTCAAATCCATAGACACACAAATCTTCTACCCCATACACCTTCGCTGCTTGCAACAGTTGTTGAATGTCCTGTTGAGGAAGGTCAAAGTGAAGTTCCTTATCAGGAAGGTCACCATTAAAATCTGGTGGGGTTACAATGATCTCAGGGTCACTGTAATAGAATACTGTCTTACCCTTAGTCTCCTCATCAAAGATGATTACCCTCTTATCATCAGGGAAATTAAGGACTGGTTCCTTAAACAGAGACAATGCTCCAAGGAACAAAGGCAAATCATAGATTGCCATCTGCTCAGGAATAAATTCTTGAATAGATGTCATAGCAATGATATTCTTGTTGACTGAAATAGTCTCAAGAAGTTTACCTTGTGGGATAAGGACAGACTTATTGATTGTGCTGAAGTTACGCAGCAAATCAACAGTCTTCTTACTCAATTTTACTGTTCTAAAATTCTGTAGTTGTGTCATTCGTAATCAATCAAAGACGGAGGGGTGCCAATTTGGACTGGTTTGTCATCAGGGTACGACGTACCTGAGAAATAATACAATAGTATAGCATAGTGAATGATTTTTAGCACATCACTCTTATGCTGACTCTTCTTTTTGTACCGAGATGCATACTTAATGATATTGGACTGACAGAATTGCTCTGCTGTCCCGATTGATTCAAGGAGATCCAAAGTTTGAATCCCCTTTTCATCATTAGAGTAATGACTTCGATATGTCTGAGAGATATAATCTGATACGACTTTAATCGTATCATCTTCTCTGTATTTCATGATATCACGTGGCTAGAATGTTGTCAAGGTTTTCGATGTCTACCTCATTGTCTATCTTATCATACAACTCAAGGAATGACTGCTTTGTCTCGTCATCAAAACGATTCAAGCACACCTTGATTGCCTTAACTCTATCTTTAAAGATAGCAAAGGCACGGATGATATGCACAAGACGACGTGTAGAGATAACTTCATCCACTCCACCCTCATTAAAGGTCTTACGGATGATGTCTGCCCATGATGTCAAGTTAGAAATGTACTTTTCATCACAGCAATTCAACTCTTTACAGTAGTTGTTGAGCATTCTTGTCTCTGTCTTAGGAGATGCATACTCTTGCTCGAAAGTTATGGGGAATCTTTCAAGGAAGGCTTCATTGAGCACGTTAGTTCCAATAAATCTTCCGTCGTCTGAACCCTTACCTTTAGTATTTGCGGTTGCGATGACGGTAAATCCGTCTCTTGGCTTAACGAATCTTCCAACCTTTTTAAGAAAAACTCCATTTCCTTCAAGGATACTCTGAAGGCAGAGAATTTTGTTAGAGGCAAGGTCGATCTCGTCAAGGAGCAAGACTGAACCTCGCTCAAGGGCTTCGATGACTGGGCCGTTATGCCAGACGGTGTTGCCATCAACAAGACGGAAACCACCAATAAGATCGTCTTCATCAGTCTCCACTGTAATGTTTACACGTATTAAATCTCTCTTTGTTTGAGCACATGCTTGCTCCACAGAGAAAGTCTTTCCATTACCAGATAATCCAGTAACGAAAATAGGATAGAAGATTTTACTATTAATAATCTTCTTCAAGTCATTGAAGTTTCCGAATGGTACGTAGTTTGGATCTTTCTCTGGTACCAAATTCTTAACCTCAGGTGATACAAGGGTCACTGTCTGCTCAAGTTGCTGACGTGCTTCTTCTACTGTCAAATTCCAGACTCCTCGCTTCACCTTATATTGTAGCAAATATTTTGTTACCGTTTGGTATGCAAGACCGAAATGGTCACAGGCTTTTAGTAGTTGCTCGGTCTTAACATCAGTACCGAACTCACCTACTAGATAATCTCTCAAGTCTTCTGGGGTGACTGATACTTTAACTGGCATTGAATCGTTTAATTTGTTTATACTATTATTATACACAGGTTTAGACTAAAGTGGTGGACAACCATGACGGTTTCTTTTCTGGCACACGCTTGTAATTATCGTGAACCCATGGCTTACTTGCAACATATAATCTATATGCTTCAACAGTACTACATTTAAGAGTCTGAAACTCTAAAGGCATTGCCCTAACGAATGGACTATGTTTCTCTGGACAACCTGATTCCATCTGTATCAGACCTGCTAGTCTAATACTTGTTTCACATGCGTGTTTCTTACCATACCGAGACTCATACTCATTACATAACGAGATACCATGCTGCAACAACCATTGAAAGTTATGGTCATTCTTTGCTGCCCATTTGGTACATGGGTGATTACGGAAGGCACCCTTCTCTGTCTTATAAGGAGTGCCATCCTTCTTCAATACAGGTCCTATATTCCAATACCACTTAGAAAAGACCAACGCAATCATTTGCGTGGTCTCTAATGGCATCTTAACAATGTGTTTGTCTGGTAGAGAGAATGCTGCTAGTGCAGGATCCTCATCTACAGCAAAGATATTCATGCAATTTGTGTGATAAAGGAAGAAAGAATCTTCTTGTTGTTTGCTTTTGCTTTTAGGGATTTCTTAAATGCATTTTTAATCTGTCCCTTAGTTGCATCTTCATCAACTTCAAACTCAACGTCAGTATTTAGAATCTTATGGGAGAAAAAGTAAATCTCTTGATACCCTAATATACTAGCACCAACAGTTTTGTTTTTAGTCCACTCCTTATACTTCTTAACATACTCACTACGCTCAAGTTCTCTACCCAAGTAGTTGGTAACCTCACGTGGATTAGCGATACGGAAACCTAAGAAGTTACAGTGAGGAAACTTACCCTTCATATACATGAGAAGTTGCTTAGTAATATCCCTATCGTCACCATTACCATTACCATAGACTCTACCTTTCTTACGATCTCTCAACTGAGTTGAGTAACCGATAGATGCACGATGTACCATTTCCTCCTCTTCACCAGTAGCGTAGTTCTTTTGAATGGATTTTCTCCACATATTAGACCACTGTGCTTCACCATCAGATAGGATACTTACATGGCACTTCTCAAGATTATATTCCTGTTGGAATTTTGGAATGATAGTCTGGAAACATGCAATTGCTTCATTCAATGGAGTGCCACCGAGTGACATATGCTGAGGAATTCTGTCAGGAATATCAGGCCACTTCTCTAGGAGTCCATCTTGCATCTGTCTACGGAATAGTTTGAAACTTTGACCGTAACGACTGTCGATTGACATACAAACTCTCCAGATATCCTTAGCATAAGTATCAAAATCTTGGTTGTTAAGTTTACTACTCAAGAAGTTAAGGAGATGGAAGTGTTGGTCTATATGTAATGTATTTTCACGTCCTTCATAGTTTTCCTTGTAACCTTCAGACCAGTGACCATCATTTACGAATGCATATACCTCGAAAGGAATCTGTGTTTTCCTACAGAAGAAGCATAGTGCTAGTAGTTGCTTGTATGTGTCAAGGATACACTCAGACATACTACCTGACCAGTCTAGTAGGAATAGAAGACCATGATTCTTACCATCAGGAATGGTAGTAACCTTCTTAAAGATGTCGTTATTCCACTTATATGTGTGAAGTTTACTTGTGTCGAGGATACCAGTCCTAGAAACAGATGCACGTGCATATGCAGCAGCAGACTTCTTCATTTCAAACTCTTTAGTGAGGTAGTTTACTTCACGATTAGAGTCACGTTTGAATTTGTTAAACTCACCGTCCACATATGAGAAGTCATTACATGTGTGGTAGTAGTGACTAGGGTTAGTGAATTGCTCTGACTGATAGAATTTTTCAGTCTCTTCATGAATCCTCTGAGGACTAACAACTACTTGATTGATATCAATGTTATCAATCTCCATGTAAACTGGTTGGTATCCAGAATTATTTTGCTGCATCATATCTTTTAGTGCAGACTCAAGATTCTGAGCAGTCAATGATTCACTTGACTCACCACCTTGTCTCTGTTGAGTCTCCTCGTTTTCTTGCTCGTAAGAAGGAGTCTCTAGGTCAGCAGGTTCTTGATTAGGACGTTGCTGAGGTGTTGCAGGTTGGTCTGCATCATCAGACTCTTCCTCACCTTCCTGTCCTTCCTTACCACCAACCAAATCGTTGAGTGAGAAGTCTTCTGTATCACCTGATTCAGCAGTGCCTAGAGATTCTTGCTCTTTCTGCTGCTCATTTTCATATTGATATATTGCTAGTGCTGCCTTCAATGCTTCATCAAAGGTCTCAGCAGCACCTGTAAGGTCTCTGAGGGGTATCTCAGAGTCATCGAAGGGGATAAGTGCATATGCACCAATTTTAAAGTAAAGATTGATTCTATCAATCAACTTGAGGGTATTAGGATCCTCATCTCTGATACCAAAGAAATCTTTTTGGTCTAGTTGTTGATAACCTTGATAGAAATCCTTCTGAAGACCAGGAAACTTCCTCTTCATTAGTTTTTCGATACGTGCGTCTTCAGTTACGTTAACGTATGACTTAGGAAGGGATTTTGCTACATCAGTCCAGTCCTCAGTGGGTGTAAACAGTGCATGCCCGACCTCATGTCCAACCAACATGTTGTATACACGGTCTGAGCAGTCCCACAATGGTAATGTTAGTACTCTTGTGTCAACATTGAATGATGCAGTCTCGCAATCCCTATGTTCGACGAGGAGGTTTTCTGTTGCAAGCAACTTTGCTAGTGCTCCCTTGACCTCGTTATATTGAAAGCGATTTGTCATGTAATCTCGTGTGTATATTAATAGTATAATAGGAAACCCTCCGCTTGGGAGGGTTTAGTAGACACTTCTTCAAGTGTCTTCGCCTCTCTCGTGCAGACCGTAGTGCCTGCGGCTTGAGATGACGTTTAGCATCCTTCTTACTATGATGCTGCCAGTTTGGAAAAATCATTGACCTTCTCAAAACGTAGGGTTTTCTCAAATTTATCAAGAAGTAGCTCACCTTTGTGAGAAATGACAAATAAATTAACATTCTTACCCAGACTCTTAAGAATCTTGAGTAATTCATCAGTACTAGCGTCATCTAGGGATGAATCAAAGACCTCATCCAGTATAAGAAGGTTAGTAGCAGAAGAATTCTTGAGTCTTGCTATCTCTCTCCATGTAAAGAGGAGTGCTAGGTCAATTTTCTGCTTCTCTCCCTCTGAGAAGGACGCATAAGAGAATTCATCACGAAATCTACTCTTAATAACCTCATTAAACTCCTCATCAAGGGTGAAATTGATGTAGAAGTCCATCGACTGTAGATATTTATTGATTAATTGGTTAATTATAGGGATAAACTTAGATATAATCTTAGATTTAATGCCACTGTCCTTTAATAGTGACCCAACTACCTGTAAATCACCGTAATCTTCATTAACTTTAGCACATCTCTGCTCTGTATCCCCTAAAAGATTCTTAAATTCAAGTAACTGTAACTTTTCACTGTCAATATCAGGTGTATCTTCTTCAACTTGCTTAGTGAGTCTCTTCATTTCCTTCTTTAGACTCTTATTTTCGTGTGTGATACCGTTTATTTCCTCTACTACACCTTTAAATTCTTCTATAGTTGTATTAGCACGGTTAAGTGCGTCTGTAATAGTTGCTAGACCATTCTTAAACCTCTCTTGTCTACCAGTAGCACCATCAATTAACTCACTCTTGTCCATTAACACCTGATTACAAGTAGGACAGTTATCATTCTCCCAATAGAATTTTAAATCTTTCTCTGCTTTGTCTAGGTTATGCTTAATCTTGACACGCATATCCTTCATCTCATCATATCTGAATTGAATCTCTTGCATACCTACAAGTTTATCAGTCAATCTAGTATGCTGTGCCTCATTACCTGACATCGTTTTCTTGATGTCAGACATTCGATTCCATGCTACTTGCTTATTCTCTGAGTTAATCTTCTCCATACTAAGGATAGACTTCTCTTGCATCTCTACCTGTTGTCCTGCAAGTTTCAACTCATGCTCACAGTCTTTAATAATATCTCTTGCTCCTTTAACTCTGTCTTTCAACAGGTTATTCATTCTTGAGAAGACCTGGATGTCGAGTAAATCTTCGATAACTTCTCTACGGACAGGTGCGTTGAGTTGCATGAAGGGGACAAATGTGGATGAACCAAGGATGACAACCTGTGTGAATGACTTGAAGTTGAGTTTGAGTATGTTTGTTTCAAGGTACTTCTGGTAGTCTTTTGTTGCAGCATCTTGGTCAAGTAATGTACCGTTTCTATAAATTTCAAATACATTTGGTTTTCTACCTCGGATAATCTTATAGTATGTACTCCCAATAGTAAATTCAATCTCCACTATAGTGTCACGTTCATTAATACTGTTAACTAACTGTGACTTTGTGATTTTACGAAAGGGTCTATCGAACAAAACAAAGCACAGGGCATCCAACATCGTGGACTTACCTGCACCATTAGCACCCACTACAAGATGGGATGAAGACTCGGTAATATTTACTTGTGTAAATGTATTGCCAGTGGCAAGGAAATTCTTCCAACGAATCTTTTCAAAAGTGATCATTCTTAGTTTGTGGCGGTACTACAACTTCATCAGGTGAGATGATTGTAAAGGCATACCCATGCAATTTACAATTCTCTTTTACTTGGTCTTCTTCAACCTCAGTTACATCGAGCAGTCGAGGATAATCGATTGCCTTCAACATATCATAATAACGTGTAGCATCGTCTTTGTCAAGGAATATCTGAACAACACGCTCCACAGTCTTGTCATCCCTGACAGCATATACTCCATTAGTTTTATTATCTGTCAGGATAAACATCATACCTCTTGTGCTTCCATGTATAACGACTTGAGTATTCCAAATATCTTATCTTTGTTTTCAAATTCTGCTACACATGCTTCAAGTATGGTCAGTGTATCTTCTACCTCAGCATCCCAACCAGAATCATCTGCCAAATCATATGACATGTCCTCGATAATTTTAAGGTCTGCTAAGTCTACTGCTTGTAATCTTCTGCATACTTGGTCAAATTTAACTTGATCCTCTTTCTGTTCTACAATAAGTTTAACATAAGTACCCTCCAACTTCTTAAGCATGTGTGGAGTTAATTTAATATCGTCTTTATAATAGATTTTCTGGAAAGTATCGTATGGATTCCTATAAAATTTTAACTTTTGTGTAGAAGTATTTAGGATGTGGAATCCTCTATCACTACCAAAGTCATTCCAGTACAACTGACATGGATTACCTAGGTAAGTAACGTTTCCTTTCTGACTTTTACAGTGGAAATGTCCTGAGCATACCATATCAAACTTAGAAAAATCAGAAGCATCATCACCATGTGTCATAGTGACACCAGGAATAGGATTAAATCCTTTTAATTCCAGATGACCCATACAATACTTGGCATCTGTATCTGCAATTGCTTCAAATGTTGCTTCCCTATTCTCATCACAAATCCAAGGGACAAGCATCATCTTCTCACCTGCTATAAGCCTCTCACCTGGACAATAAATGATCTCAATATTATCAAACTCCCCAAGAAGAAGCTCAGGGGAATTAACACGGAGAGTATTTTTGAAATAAATGTCATGGTTACCTATCAACATGGTCATTTTTATACCCCTATCTTGTAGAGGTCTAAACCACATCTCCTTTGCTGCTTCAAGAGAGTGGAAGTTAACACCCTTCCTTCTATCAAAGGTGTCACCTAAACACAGTATCTCAGTAATACCTTCTTTATCAATGGTGGGTAGTACCTTCTCTGTATAAAATTTTCTATATCTCTCAACGTAGTGTTGGTTATCATTACGGACTCCGAAGTGTTGATCCGTGATTATAAGGACACTGCTCATCAGTTCCTCATACTTGTTTCAATACGTCCTTTGATGCTGTTCATTTCAGCATGGTCATCATTGGTATCGCTATGGAACACTTGATCATATCCTGACTTCTCAATTATCTTATCACGTATGTCCATCTGTCTCTTCTCTTTCGCTATCCTTCTTAAGAAAGCGTAATAAATTATCTGTGTGAAGTATGCGAATGGATTCTTGCTCTTCTCTGGATTAAAATTATCAATATACTGAACACAATTCTCGACACCATCGGATATCATATCCTCCTTAAACATATAGTTAATAAAGTTAGGTCTATATGATAAGTGTGTTGCTATCTTTAAGAAACACTCTGCCAAGTAGTGTGTTATCCTTGGTTTTGGTTTGTCTAAACGTTTAGCTTCTTCTACATCTTGACGATACTTAGTTATCTCTGCGAGAAACTTTTTATTATCAACGTAGTGTTGTTTTCTTTTAGGTGACATTTTTCTCACAGTTATCCTTTTCGCATATTTTATATTATAAGATATATTAAGTCGCTCGTCAACCCGAAGACATTTTCCAGATGTCTTCCAACTTCTTTCTAGCGTCTGATACCTTACCAACTAGACCCATATTCTTATTAACATCTACTGCATTATCATTCTTTTCCCCACCACATTCCTTACGCAACCACATCTTGTACATAAGTATGGACTCCATAGACATAGGAGCAACAGTGAGTATATCTTTCTCTTCAATTATATAAAAATCCTCACTAGACCACATCATCCACTTAATAAATCCAACTGCCATACCCATCTGTCCATCCTTCTCAACAGAATGTTGCTGTGCAACAGCAGGATCTGAGACATATAGGAGAGTAACACCTGGTTCATTATCTTCTTCGGTTGCAATCATTGAACCGATGATTGTTTCTCCAGAGATGAGTTTACATACTCCGTAGAATTCTTGTTCGTGTTTGATGTAATTGATACTCATTTAAGATTTACCTTAATTACTTCATAGTCAAAACCTTCTTCATCATAGATTTTCATTCTCTCAACTAAGTGTCTGAAAGTATAATTATATGATGAACCTCTATGACAGTCATCAGCAATATCATATAGGACAGCTTGAGATTTATTCTCACCCTTCCTTAATACCCTACCGATAGACTGTAGATTCCTCACCCTAGACTTACTAGGTGATGCGAAGATTACATTATGTAGATTACGGATGTTGATACCAGTTGAGAAGGTTCCATATGATGCCAATATTATAGCATCCTTTTGAGTTTCGCAAATCTTACGAGCCTCTTCCCTTTCTACTGCATCTACTCCTCCGTGTATAAAGAAAATCTTACGATTCTCCTCTACTCTATTATTTATGATCTCCCATAAGGGATCACCATGCTTTTCTATGTAATTAAATAAGACTAAAGTGTTACCTTCTAGGTCTAGTGCCAACTTAGCAATGAAGTTGCTACGTCTGGTGTGTGAGCAGATGTAATCCATCTCCTGTTGATAAGAATCAAAAGGAACATACCCATGCTTGAGTAGTAGTACCCGCACCTTAAGGTCTGACAGTTGTCCTTTCTCCATCAAGTCAATGGTTTTAGTTACCCTATCAACCCTACCAAACAATCCTTCTAGGACAAGTTGGTGACTCTCAAGACCATCTAAGGTACCAGTTAGACCAACCTTATACTTCGCATCACGGCACTTCGTAAGGATGCTCGTGAGTGATTTAGCTTTATACAGATGTGCTTCATCCCCGATAATGACATCAAAACGTTCAAAGAACTTACTGGGTTCCTTGTAAATGCTCTGCCAAGTTGATATAATGACTGGATTACTGACATATTTTTCTGTACCTCCTTTAATCTTATGAACAATATCCTCGACATACCAACCATACTCTATAAAATCCTTATACAACTGTTCTACAAGAGAGACAGTAGGAACAATGATTAGTACCTCCCTATTGAATTGAAGGTGCCAACGTACCAAGGTATAGATTATGAGTGATTTTCCAGATCCTGTGGGCGATAGTAGTAGTTTGCGATGAAATTTAATTGCTTGGTAAAGTCCTCGCAATTGGTAATCACGTATCCTGAATGGTAATTGAAGAGCACGAACAAAAGTCGCAACGCTTTCAGGTGTAACATTGTCATTTACCTCATTAGGGTGTCCATATATCTCATCAGTCTCTACATTATAATGGTACCCTTTATCTTCTAGGTAGTGAAGTAGATACTCATAGAGACCAACGTAGATTTCACCAGTGCCAGGAGAGTATAGACGAATCTTACCGTCCCAATACCTCCGTTTGACTGCTGGCATATACTTTGCACCAGGAACTTCAAAGCAGAAGTGCTCAGACAATTCTTTATGAAGGTGAGCTTCCGCTTCTACCTTCAAAAAGACTTCATTCTTTTTTGTTATAGTAGTCACCTGATGCCATAATACTTTACAATTTCGATAGTGTTCTTGATAGCAAATCCACGTGAGTCAATCTGCTTGAGAATCCTATCAATACAATTTATACAAGTTTCTAAGTAATCTTTTTTCTGTTTCACCTTGGCCACTTCAGGGTCGCTGTCTATGAACATGTCAAGGTCACCTTTTAGTACCTTAAGGTCAAAAGGTTTCTCTGCATATACAGATGCAGGTGCTTTACCGTTGTAATATAACCACTTCTCTTTATATGTCTTACTGTATTTAACCTCAGCATCAGAGAGCATGAGTTTAAATTCATTATATAATTGCAAATATTTTGCATGAAGTCTTGGGGTTTCCATACTATCGTTGGCAAGCAACTCAGGTAACTCCCTGTGGTCAAAGAATGCCTCAGCATCTTTTGCCCACAACTCCTCAATTTTCTCCAGATTCATGATACTTTGTTTCCATAACTACTTGCTTCAGTTGAATCAGGATTATCTCTTAAGTAATCAGTATACCTAAAACCTGACCCTTCTGGGTAAATGTATTTACCATTCTCATCAAAGTTGGGACCAGTTTTCTTTGCCCCATATACAGGGTATGGTCTCAACCCTGCTCTCATCTCTCTACCCTTCCTCTTTCTCATTTCATTACCAGTCTCATGGTCTTCAGGCATAGTAGGCCATGAGGATCCTAAGATCCTTTTGATGTCCTCCTTAGTATAACCACTCATGATAATTTAGTAACTGTCTCGCTAGTATCTGCTGTCCTTACTTCGTATCCAGTATATTTAAAGGATACCTGACCCATTGCATACTCTGTGCCATCAACTGAAGCATTAAACTCCAGTGCTGAGATAGACATGGGATACAAATCCTTAAATACTACCTCAAAGTTTGCTTTGAAGTTACTATTAAGGACTATTAGAGTAGCATCACCATACTTATCTTGGTCTGGCATATTAAGTACTGCCTTCATCTTATCATTATAGCGTACTCTGTCTGCATATCCATCGGGTGTACCTAAACCACGTATCCAGTTATGGATAATCATAAAGTTTTCTAGGTCTTCATCGATTAAGAATGATATATTTAAAGGGTCATACTCAATAAAACCTTCCAATGGCAGTGACCTAAATGGTGTAGGTTGCTGCTGAATGTTTAAATTCATTGAAGGAATATTAGCAGCCTGACAGAAGTAACTCACCTTTGGAAATTTTGCCAATGTGAATTTGAAACCTATCGGTGACAGGAAATTCCTATTCTCTATTTGTTTATTCCAAGTGGTCATTAGTTCACGCAGGTCTCCTACCTATTTAGTATTGCTGGGACATCTCCGTCACCATCATCCTCTTCATCATCATCATCCCAAGGATCATTTAACTCATTAATCCTATCCTGTAGTGAAGCATGGAGAGGGTCTTTAGCTACAGGTTTATTAAAACTTACTATAAGTAACTCATCTCCTGGTTTGACATCTACTAACTCAGGATGTACTGGTCTAGTTATTTGTTTACTACTAACAGATGGCACAGAAGTATCCTTCTCAACAGGGTCACCTTGCCAACGATAAACCATCACGAGATACCTTACAGTACTCACCGTAAGAAATAACATCGCTGCTAATAGTAACCATGCTGTCATCCTACTGTTACTTCTATTGAATAATCATCCATTTCCCACTCCTCAATCAAAGTCATACCTTGCTGCTCAATGGTTTCATGTAAGACTTCCCTAGCATGCTGTTGTGAGACAGATGACTGGTATATAGCAGTACCTTTTTCATCTTCAATCAAACCACTAGGGTATACTGTTAGTTTCATCCTTTATAATCCTTAAACTCCAATTTCATAACAGGATCCTCTTCAAAAAGAATATCACCACCTTCCTCTTGGACTTTGGCAAGTTCCTTCTCGTCAGTCTCCCACAATTCTTCTATCTCTTTCATCAGGGGTACAGAATAAAATATTATTTATGTAAGACATAGCCCATTCCTTATCGAACCATGCAGACAAAGTAGCAATGGTTTTCTGATTCTTTCTCTGTTGCTTACTATAATGTATCTGGTCATCTAATGCAATCATTGCATCGATCCAATCTGTCTTCTCTGCCTTATCAATAGCATCACGATAGATCTCAAGATACTCACGTAGTACCAAATAGAAATCAATACACTCCTTCTCTGTCCTAAGACGTTGAAACTTCATATAATCAGAGAAGATATCACCCCACTCTGGTCTCAACTGTGGTTCTTTAAACCTATACTTATTACTTGCTTTAGCAATGTTTGGATATACCCACTCCGTACCTCTAACAGGTGACACATCAACGATAGTAATCTTTCTATACTTACTAGCAATAACATCACACCCAAATATAGGTAGGTTATATTCAAAGTCAGGGAAGAATACACAGTGTAGTACATCTAATCCCTTTACATAGCAAGTCTCCAGATGAATCTTCCTGAGACCTGGTGCTTTCCACATCTCATTCTTAATCCAAAAGTCCTCACCCTTTTCAATTAATTCAAATTCACAGTCGATTTTCTCATACCCTGTAATGCTCTCAGCAACGGTACGAATCAACCTCGCAATGTCATCTACCACTTTATCCCTGCCAAATCATATCAGGCATTTGTGATGCCTGTCTTCCAATTGTAATATTTAGTATAGCATAACCAAGGAACCATAGCACATTTACTATGACTGCCTGTCTATAAAAGAATTTTCTTAGTCTCCTAGTGCCCATAATCAATCCTTGGTATCTTCCCTCATCTATCCTCATAACTATCTGCTCTGCTGCTACAGCAAATAGAGTAGCAAAGATAGTTGGATAGAATAAAAAATCCAAGAATGACATGAGAATAATTAATGCTTGCATTTATATCCTCGGTATATATCCTTTATACTTCTCAACCTGTGGTATAACTTCCATCTTTACCTTCTCCACAATCTGATCGATGATATTAACATCAAGACCTGCGAATGGTGGAATGATACCAAGTATACGAAGTAATCCATCTACAAATAATGCTAAACAAATAAACCCAAGTATCATGCTGATGATAGTAGCATCTCTGTTATGCTTACGCATGGACTCTTCATCAATAGCACGTGCTTCTGCGACAGCAGCTGCAATCATTGCATCAACTTCTGCTTTAGTATAACATAGTGATTTAATTGTTTCCTCTGTCATTGCCAGTATTCGTCTAATCTTTCTAACACGTTTGTTAGAATGCGTTGTGCAGCACCACGCTGCCTGTCATCCCATTCGGGATACCATTGCTTATTATCGAGACCTGTCTTCATTCTCATAATATAAGCTGTCATCGCTACTTTGTCAAGTCTACCGTTCATACTGCAACTCTTTTCAGTATTTAGAGTATACAATAAAAAAGGCACCTCGTGAGAGGTGCCCCTGTGTTTGTATCGTGACCGATATATTACATTAGGTTTGTTACCTTAACACGTCTATAGTAGCGGTTAGCATTAGCTGTCAGAGCACCTACACCTTGTGTAAGACCTTCAGCAAATGGGTTAGCAACCATTCCGTAACGAGTCTTAAACCCGATTTTTGGTTGGAATGTGTCTTGACCTACGGCTCTGACCATTTGTAGAGGCACGTAAGGACAATAGAATAGACCTGCATCATAAGCAGAAGAACCTTTGTATCCAGAAACATAGAAGTGATTGTCACTTACGTTAGCTGAATAAGGGTCAACATAAACTTTAATGCGTCCATTAAGGGTACCAACTAGAGTAGAAGAGTTGTCATCTACGTTTCCTAGTGGGTTAACAGCACTAGCAAGTCCAGAAGAGTAGTCAAGGACACCAGCCATTGAGAGAGCAGACGCTACATCAGCAGAGCAGATGAGAATGTTGCCCTTTCCACGACGAGTTTCATGCCCGATGGCATTCATGTCTCTTTCAATCTGGAAAAGAAGTCCCTTAAATTTTTCAACTGACCATCTACCATTGGAGTCAACATCTAAGTCGAATGTTCCAGCAGTAGCTGTGTTGTTTTGTGCACCTGGGCGAGCAATTTTGTAGACTGTTCTTACAACTTCACGGTTGATCTCAGCAAGTACCTCTGTTGAGAGGATGTTTGCCAATTCAGACTCAGCGTCTAGTCCGTGAACTGCCTTCAAGTCTTGAGCAAGCTCTAAACTGTACTCAGCTTTCAAA